AGATAGCTGTGAGGTGATTCAACTTGCCTCACAGCAATTTGTTTATCCGATATTTAAATGTGGTAGGTCTTCATTGACTGAAAGTATGAAATTTAACGGCTGGACATTTGTTGCTGAAAAAGATATCGCTAGTATAACCCAACCAATTAGAATATTTTTAAGAGATCCGCGCGATCGTTTTCTAAGTGGTGTAAACACTTACATACAACATTTAGAAAACGAAGGAAATGACCTTGATCAACATACAGTATTGTATTTTGTTAATAGGTATCTGTTTTTAAATAGGCATTATGCTCCACAGTTTTTTTGGCTATTAAATCTAGCTCGATTTGCTCGTCTCGACACTTTAGTAACATTTAGTCCCATGACAGAAATTAGTCAGTTAACAGATAGGCATAGCCATGCGGATATGCATCCTGTTGCTAACGAACTAAAAGAAAAAATTGAATCTTTTAGTTGGTCAAAATTAGAATTATATTTTTATCTAGATCAAATTTTGTTAGATCATATTGGTAAAACAACCAGCATACAAAATTTAATAAAACATATACAGACTAATCACAACACACTATATGAATTAGTGTTTCAAAAGACTTTAAACATCACTAATGTATTGCCCTAGACTAGATCACTTTGTTCGCTTTAATCCTAATGGCACAGTTAGTCGCTGTGGTCATATGGTCAATGCACCACAATTTGACACATTAGAGTTGATGGAATCGAGCATATGGTTGTTAAAAATTAAAGAAAAAATGTCTAACAATGAGTGGCCAAACGAATGCATAAGATGTCAAGAAACCGAACCCGATAGCATACGGATGTACGCTGTAACATTAGACAGTCAGACTACTCAGAACAATTATTTACAAGTCGGTGGTGTATTGGATAATTTGTGTAATGCCGCCTGCCAAACTTGTAACGAAAAGTTAAGTAGTAGAATAGGTAGTTTAAATGGACCTGGATTTCCTATAATTAATAATCTTGATCAATTTTATAAACTACCACAGCAAAGAATAATTCACTTAGATATTAATGGTGGGGAACCTGGCTATAGTAAAAATTATAAACAATTATTGAAAAATTTACCCCCCAATCTTAAAACACTACGACTTAATACAAATTGTAGCACAGTATTAACAGAGCTAGTTGACATAACCAATCAAGGTATTGAAGTTACTGTTACCGTAAGTTGTGATGGCATTGGAGCAGTCCACGAGTTTGTTCGTTGGCCAATACTTTGGCAAGATTTTTATAAGAATTTAATGACATACAAAACAATGCCAGTTAAACTAAATTTATGGACAACTGTTAGCATATTAAATGTAGACGATTTACCAAATATTCAAAAGTTTGCCCATGAACACAATATTGATCATAGTTATGCTTACTTAAAATTACCATTTGAATTAAGTATTAATAATACCGATATAGTTGCTAGAAGCGCATATATAAAAAAACAAAAGCAACTAAGAGGAATTCGATGAAAATAGCCATTACAGGACACACCGCAGGTATAGGCCAGGCCTTTGCTAAGGAATATGCCATTGACGGGTATGAAATTGTGGGACTTAGCCAGCGCGAAGGTAATAACATTCGCAATATAACAAAAATTTGTGACCAAATTAAACCTTGCGATATATTTGTAAACAATGCACAAGCTGGTTATGCACAAACCGAACTCTTGTTTGAAATGGCCAACCGTTGGGCCGGCACAGGAAAACATATTATAGTGATCAGCACTATGATGACTCGAGATCCTATAGCATTTGATTCTATCTTAGATCAGTATCGTGTACAAAAGTTAGCATTAGAAGAAGCGGTAAGTCAAATACGCAATCGTAAACTTGGAGTTAAACTTACACTAGTTCGTCCTGGTAACATAGCTACTAGTCCTGACAAAACAGTTCCACCAGCGGCCAATGTTGACAACTGGGTAAGAACACTATTAGACTTGCTTGCTATGGCTAAAAATAATAATTTGATTATACCGGATATATCGTTGGGCCCGTTGAATAAATGACACCCAAAGATATTTTAACTAACCCATATTTTTGTCCCATGCCTTGGACCGGACTAATGTATAATTTTGATGGCAAAGTAAAAAATTGTATTCGTAGTGATGCAAAAACCGGTGAACTAGGAAATATTAAAGATACCCCAATTGAAAAAATATTACTTGGAACTAAAAATATAACCAAACAAACTAACATTACATTAAAAACTCCGGCTGCTGGTTGCCATACTTGTTACAACTTAGAACGCGGTAAAGAAAATTTTGACATTATCAGCGATAGAATTTTCTACATACGAGAATTTAAAAAAACACCATTGGACACTTATCAAGTTAATAATTTTGATTTGCAAGCCATTGATGTGCGCTGGACTAACTTGTGTAATCTTGCCTGTGTGTACTGTAGTCCTAGTTTTAGCAGCAAATGGGCCGATGAATTGGGCGTCAGAATAGCAACCCCATCAGATCAGCAACAAGAGAATTTCAGGCAGTACATTTACAAACATGCCCACCAACTTAAACATGTTTACTTGGCTGGTGGCGAGCCTTTATTGATGAAAGAAAATTTACAACTGCTTCGAGAACTGAACCCTGACGTCAATCTTAGAATAAACACCAATCTCAGCAAGGTTGGCACTGGAGTGTTTGATGCTGTGTGCGGTTTTAAAAATGTTCATTGGACTGTAAGTGTAGAAACCGTAGAAGAAGAATTTGAATATATCCGTTTTGGTAGCCGGTGGTTAGACTTTTTAGACAACCTAAACACAATTAAAAAGTTGGATCATAAGATAAGTTTCAACATGTTATGGTTCTTGCTAAATTATGATACAGTGTTTGAGTGTGTAGACTACCTAAAAAAGTTAGGATTTCATAATAATAGTTTTATTATTGGCGCATTATTAAATCCAGACTACCTAAACATTAGACATTTACCAGAAAATGTGTTAAACTTATTACAGACTAAATTGGAATCTAAAATTGACGAGTGCCCTGGATACTTACTTGAAGATAGTTATCGAAATATGTTACACTATATACAGGAACCAATTAAACAAGATTTAGCAGAATCGTTTGAACAATTAGCAGTAATGGATCAACGGCGTGGAGTAGACAGTAGTAAGATTTTTACAGAATTATATAAACTTAAAGAAGGAAAGTAATCATGGCAAAACCATTTGATATTAGCAAGTTCCGTAAGGACATCACAAAGAGTATTGAAGGACTAAGCATTGGATTTAATGATCCAACTGATTGGATTTCAACGGGCAACTTTGCCTTAAACTATCTTATTAGCGGAGACTTTAATCGTGGTATTCCACTAGGCAAAATTACAGTGTTTGCTGGCGAATCGGGTGCAGGTAAGTCCTACATCTGTTCTGGCAACATTGTTAAGAATGCACAAGAGCAAGGAATCTTTGTTATCCTAGTTGATACAGAAAACGCACTCGACGAAACATGGCTACACGCACTCGGAGTAGACACAAGTCCAGAAAAATTACTTAAACTAAACATGAGCATGATTGACGATGTAGCTAAGGCTATTTCAACATTTATGACAGACTATAAAGCCCTGCCAGATGGTGAGCGCATGAAGGTGTTGTGGGTGATTGACTCACTTGGTATGTTGTTGACCCCAACTGATGTAAACCAATTTGAAGCAGGTGATATGAAGGGCGATATGGGTCGTAAACCTAAAGCATTAACAGCACTGGTTCGCAATTCAGTTAATATGTTCGGTGGCTACAATGTAGGCATGGTATGTACCAATCACACATACGCTTCACAAGATATGTTTGACCCAGATGATAAGATCTCGGGAGGTCAAGGCTTTATCTATGCTAGTAGTATTGTGGTTGCAATGAAGAAGATGAAACTCAAAGAAGATGAAGATGGCAACAAAATTTCTGAAGTCATGGGTATCCGCGCCGGTTGTAAAGTAATGAAAACACGTTACGCTAAACCGTTTGAAGGTATGCAGGTTAAGATTCCGTATGAAACAGGTATGAACCCTTACAGTGGGTTAACAGATCTTGCAGAGAAAAAAGGTATCCTTAAAAAGGATGGTAATCGTTTAATGTTTGTTACTAGCGACGGTGAAATTATTAAACAATTCCGCAAGGCTTGGGAGTCAAACGAAGAGGGCTGTTTAGATAAAGTAATGGTAGATTTTGTAAATCAACGAGAAACGGTAAGTACTGAAGACACAGCCACGGAGGAATAAGAATGTCAGTAGAATTAAGTAAAGAAATTTGGGACGAACTCAAGAGGTATGTTAATCCACAGGATCGTGAAGAAGCCGCAGAAACATTAGTGTCAGTTCTTATTGATAATGATTGTGATGCTGCAGATATTAAAAGTGTTTTTAAAACCGATTCTGGAGTTAAGTCGGCACTAGCAAGTTATCTTAAAGATCACGAAGAAGTCGACGAGGATGAAGACTACGAAGACGAGGAATTTAACGAGGATGAAGACTATTAATGTGGTATAGTCGTGTCACTGCCGACCTTGGTGCAATTCCTGATTTTATTGCACATTATGAACAGGAACTCGAACATGCTAAACGTGATGTACGAATCGGTGGTCTGATTGAAAAAAATATTACAGCATTACCGGGTATAACTGAACATCGTTTTAATCAATTACAAGAAATTGAAGCGGTATTAAACTATCTCAACATACAGTTAAGAAAAATTCGCCGTCGATATTTTCAAAAATATCTTGAAGGGTATGCTCGTGCGTTAACCAGTAGAGATGCTGAAAAGTATGTCGACGGCGAAGATGAAGTAATTGAATTTGAAACTTTGATTAACGAAGTGGCATTATTACGAAATCGTTATCTAGCTATTATAAAAGGCACGGAAAGTAAAAATTTCATGCTAGGCCATATTGTTAGACTTAGGGCAGCCGGTATGGAAGATATACAGGTATAATGTTTGCTAATGCTGCCCAATCTCATCAACATAGTTTAACCATTCTTAACATGTTGCAAGAATATGACGAGTTTATGGAAAGTATCGGTACTTTAATAGATCTTGGTTGTGGGCAAGGACTAGACATAGAATGGTGGGTAACTAGGACAACTCGAGAGGATAACCCTCGGCCACTTAATATACAATGCACTGGTATTGATACGATTGAACAATCATTTTTACTCAGACAACACAATAATGTGTCTTATCAATGCGGTAATTTTGAAAAAACAATAGAAACGCCCTTTGCTAGACAATTTGATGTGCTATGGTGTCATGATGCATTTCAATATGCTATAGATCCTATCGGTACCCTTAGTCACTGGCATAATATTGCTAGCAATGGTGCGATGCTAGCCCTGATAATTCCAGAAACTCAGCAAATATATCATAAAAAATTAATGTTTACTCAACCCTCGGGTTGTTATTATCATTATAGTATAGTTAATCTTATACACATGTTGGCTGTTACCGGATGGAATTGTCGAGATGGATTTTTTTTAAAAAATCCAACAGACCCGTGGATTCATGCAATAGTTTATAAATCTGAACATAATCCAATGGATCCGCGTACAACTACATGGTATCAGCTAAGTGAAATGGGTCTTTTACCAGAATCGGCTGATATTAGTATACTGGCGCACGGAGAGTTACAACAGCAAGACTTAGTGTTACCTTGGTTAAACCGTAATTTAACCTGGCTGGGTAATTACTAAATTTGCTAAATAACAATATAGGAGATTATAATAATGGCTCAACCTCGCACATTTCAGTTTTATGGACTTGCTTACGGCAACTCTCCAGTAACAATTACAGCAAAAATTAATAGTACCCAGATATTTTCTGGTACGGTACCTACTGTAGATCAGCCGTTACCAGCAACACCGCCCGCAGAGTCGGATCAGGTGGTATTATTTACAATTGACAATTCTGCGGCATTAAACACTGATTTTGCTGGTAGTTTACCAATGACATTGGTAGTATCTGGTGGAGATGGTATTTGGGTAGAGCAAATTGACGCTAATTATTACCCGGGAGATACACAATCAGATCCTAATGCAGGCACGGTAAATGGATATTCTCAGTGCTATCAGGGGTCCCCTACAAACAGCGACAACAGCCAAGATCCTCGCAGTAGCGTAGTGATTGGTGGCGTCTCAAAAAGCCCACAGCGTCCTCCCGACGGTACCTGGGCCTGGCCAATTACTAGTGGTCAAACTATGACTCATAATTTTAATATTGGACTTGGTATGGTTGCTAATGCATTAGGAAATATTTCTTCATATGCCGGCGATTATACAGCATTCCTTAAATCCTAAGTTAGTAGCCACTAACCCACTAAAAACCCTTGTAAAAACAAGGGTTTTTTTATGGTTGACCATTAATTACCTTTTTGCTATAATATTAGTATAGTAATAAATTAATGATAACTTCGGAAAAGGAAATATAAATGAATATTCAAGTAAAAGCAGCATTAGAAGTAGCAGGCGGGGTGGTAGCGTTGGTAGCGATCTCAGTAGGTGTAAGAGCAATTCTTGAACTAGCTACACGCACCTACGGAATTGATGCGGTCCTAAATGGTCTAGCATTTGGTGGGATAAGTGTAGCGGCATACATTATGGTCGGACTGTTATATGATATCCGTGTCAACCAACTCAAATACAAAGCAAAATTAGAAGAAATGACCAAAAAATAAGCGGTTGACCAAACACCCAAAATACCTTATAATAGTATTATCAACAATAAATTAAGGAGCTAACCTTGAGCACAGTAATTATTAAAAACGGAACATACCGTAATCAACCCGTAAACAATGTGACCTTTAACTTAGTAAAAGGTTACCAAACAGGAGCCAAAGGAGGCTATGTGACTGTTAATGCAGATGGCTATTTTGGCCCAGACTTACCAGAAGTAGTTCGTGTCAATGTCACGGGCATTGAAGATTTAGAATTTACCAGCGAGTCAGTTCCGGTTGGTGAATTTGTGGCACCTATCGCAACCAAAGCATCAATCGAGACTGACGAAGAAGTAATGGAGCGAATTGGTGGTCGCTTTGATATTCTTGATCAAATGACCAAAGCTACTATTGCAGGTGATGTCCGTGCAATGATTGTAGTTGGCCCTCCTGGTGTAGGTAAGAGTTACGGTGTAGAGAAACAGTTAGAGCATAGTGGCCTGTTTGACAAGTTATCGGGTCGTAAGATCAAGTATGAAGTGATCAAAGGTGCCATGACTCCAATTGGGTTGTATTGCACTTTATACAAACATTCAGACAAAAACAATGTCCTAGTGTTTGATGACTGTGACTCAGTATTCCAAGATGACTTGAGCTTGAACATTCTTAAGGCCGCCCTGGACTCTGGCAAGAAGCGTCGTATCTACTGGAATAGTGATAGTGCTATGTTGCGTCGTGAAGGCGTTCCAGACATGTTTGACTTCAAGGGTGCTTGTATCTTTATCACAAACTTACAGTTCAGCAACCTTAAAAGTAAGAAGCTGCAGGACCATTTGGAAGCCTTACAAAGTCGTTGTCACTTCCTGGACTTAACACTTAACACCATGCGTGATCGTTTCTTGCGTATTAAGCAGATTTATCGTAAGGGCGAGTTGTTCGCAGACTACGACTTTACACAAGAACAAGGTGACATGGTTATTGACTTTATGGAACAGAATCAAACCCGTTTACGCGAGATGAGCTTGCGTATGGCACTAAAGATTGCAGACTTAACCCGTGTTAGCGATACAAATTGGAGAGCATTAGCTGCTACAACTTGTATGAAGAATAGCTAATATGTCCTGGATAGCCGTAATCATACTAATTGTTTGGGGCTATCCAGTTATTGCTTTATTTTTAGCTCTCTTTATTTTAATGGCAGAATGATATGGAACTAGAAACAAGAATACTTCAACTTTGGGTTGGTGTTTGGGAAGAAGTTACAATGACCAAAGACGAATGGGACAAAGTTGATAGATTAAAAAATTCTTCGGTAGAGTCGGAAACGGTTAAGTAAACGGTAGCTCCTGGGTAGTGCAAACTACCCACTTTCGACAGGTATCTTTCAAAGATACCTGTTTTTTTAACTGGTCATAGCTAAATATGATATAATACAAAATGATTGAAATTCTTTATCCGCCTGGGTGTTATGGAAATTATCTCATTCGATCTTTATATAATTATACCGATTTAAGAGTCGAAGACTACACCGACTTTTTATTTGATAATTCAGGTAGCAGTCACCTTGTACGATTTAATAGTAACATACAAGCTAAATTTCAATCTGGGCACTTGTCTTCTTACAATTATATATGCCCATTTGAATTAACAAATCAAGATCAATTAGTTGTTATTTTACCTTGCGAAAAATATAAATTGGATTACTATAATAATCAATTTTTTAAAAATTATAACGGATTTGTAGAAAAATTTATATTATCACAGTTACCGATTAACGAAATTAATAAAAAGTTATTTACAGGGTGGAATTGGGATGTTGCAATCAACAGAGATCCCCCGACTTGGATTCAGAGAGAATTTATGTCTTTGTGGATGGTCGATTGTCTTAACAACGGGTATTCAATTGATGCTTATAAAAATATTCCTTGTGCTATAAAAATTAATACTCAGGATATTTTTTTAAATTTTTTAAATTTATTGCACAATATCTGTCAGGCTTTAGATTTAAAAATAAATGTTATAGAAAGTAGTATAGTAAAAAATCATGGTGCTTTTTTAAAATCTCAACAATTTTATAATTCGCAGATTAACTGCGAACACTGGGTAGATAGTATTATTCATTCTAATTTAACATTACCTACTCCGTGTAAAACTATATTTGATCAAGCATATGTACAACATTTACTTAGACAAAATGGTTACGAAATTCAATGCAATGGACTAGAGGTTTTCCCTGCAACATCAACTGAAATGAAATTAATTATATATAAATCATGAAAAAATATTGTGTTTTGCCATTTATATCTGCTAGACTTGAAGATAATAAAAATTTAAATTCAGTGGGAGTTAGGCCTTGTTGTCTGTATAAAGATAAAAATTTACCAACTTTTGCAAATATTAATGATTATTTAAATTCTAAATTTTTAAAAAATCTTCAGCAACACTTACTTACAAAAGATGAATTACCGCCAGGATGTAATGCCTGTCAAACTATTGAATTAAATAATCAACTGAGTGTACGGCAACTTAAAAATAAGTTTTTTCAAAATATAATTTTACAACAGACTGATATACAGGAGTTAGATATTTTTCCGTCTAATACTTGTAATTTAACTTGTATAATGT